CCATCGGAGGGGCGCTGGCGCAAGGCTCGACCGTCATTCCGTGCACGACGGCCACCCGCGACTATCACGCCGGCGGGCTCGCGATCCTGCTGAACGGCGAAGAGTACGAAGCATTCGAGGTCGCCAGCGTCGCGTCGAACAACATCACCGTGACGCTGCCGACCACCCGCGAGTGGAGCGGCTCCACCGTCATCTACCCGGCGCGCACGGCGCGGCTCACGGACCGCGTGACGATCAATCGGCTGACCGGGACGCATGCCGCCGGCACGGCGCGATTCCGCTGCGAAGAGGCGATCGCACGCACGGCCGAAGTCGAGACCACCTACCGCGGCTACCCGGTGCTGACGCGCAAGCCGAACTGGACCGATGACCCGGAGACGACGTACGCACGCAAGCTGGTCGAGCTCGACCTCGAGGTCGGTGGCGTGAGCTGGGACGACGAGAGCGGGCTGCCGGAGCTGATGTTCGGCTATCTCGCGACCCCGACGACGCGGGCCGAGCTGGCGGCACTGCGTGCGTTCCTGTTCGCCCGCCAGGGGCGCCGACATGCCATCTGGGTGCCGAGCTTCACCCGCGACGTGATCGTGGTCAGCGACCCCATCACCGCCGGGCTGGTCAACATCGACGTCGAGGCCGCCGGATACGTGGACTTCCTCGGCGCCGAGGTGAACCGCCGCGACCTGCGGATCGAGCTTCGGAACGGCACCGTCTACTACCGTCGCGTGACGGGCGCGTCGAAGGTCGACGCCAACACTGAGCGGTTCACCATCGATGCGGCGCTCGGCGTGGAAGTGCCGGCGTCGAATATTGCCGCCGTCTCGTGGATGGCACTGGCACGGCTCGACCAGGACGCCACCGAGATCGCCTACTGGTCCGGGCTCGTGGCCGACGCCCGCCTGTCGTTCCGGTCCGTCCGGAGCAGCGCGTGACCTACGCGGCCGCTGAAACCAGCGTCGAAGGCGGCAGCCCGCAGCAGCTGTTCGAATTCAGCTACATGGGGCGGGTGCTGGCCTTCACGAACGGGCCGGCCGACCTGGTGATCGATGGGCGCACCTTTCTGGCGACTACGATCGCCCACTCCGACTTTGAAGACACCGACGAGATCGCGCGCAATGACATCACCGTGACGGTGCCGCGCGACAACGCCGCCGCGGAGCTGTTTCGCATCGCGCCGCCCTCGGAGACCGTGCTGCTGACGATCTTCGAAGTCCATGCCGATGATGTGGACGAGGAGAAGAAGCCCGTCTGGACCGGCCGCGTCATGAACGGTGACTGGCGCGGCCTGGCCGCGTCGCTGCGCTGCGAGTCGATCTACACGTCGCTGAAGACGCCCGGCCTGCGTCGGCTCTACCAGCGCAACTGTGGCCACGTGCTGTACGGCCCGCGGTGCCGGCTCAGCAACCTAACCTATCAGGTCAGCATCGGCGTCGAGGTGGTCAATGGCATCACTCTGGAAGCGGCGACGCTCGCCGAGCAGGTCGATGGCTACTACGACGGCGGCTATGCCGAGTGGGAGTCGACGCCGGGGCTGATCGACCGCCGTGCGGTGCGCAGCCACATCGGCGCGGTGATCACGATCACGCACCCATTCGTCGGCATGGAGGCGGGCGCGACGATCAAGGTCTATCCCGGCTGCGACCACACCCTGGCGACCTGTCACGCCAAGTTCGCGAACAGCGCCAACTTCGGGGGCTTTCCGAACATGCCGAAGAAGAACCCGTTCGCCGGCACGAGTCTCGCCTGATGGAATTCTTCGTCTACCTGGCGCTGTCGCTGTTGTCGATCGCACTGGCGCCGAAACCGCCGAAGCCAAAGCCCGCCTCGCTCGAAGACTTCGACGCGCCGACCGTGGACGAGAACCGGCCAGTGCCGGTGGTGTTCGGCACGGTGCGCATGACGGGCCCGTCACTCGAGTGGTACGGCGATCTGCAGGTCAAGGCGATCCGGAAGCGCACTGGGTTCTCGAAGACCACCATCGGCTACAAGTACTACCTCGGCATGCACTTCGTCTGCTGCCATGGGCCGATCGACGAGCTGCAGGCGATCGAGGTGGGCGAAAAGGAAGCCTGGACCGGCTCCATCACCTCGAACGGCGACATCACGATCAACCAATCCTCGCTGTTCGGCGGTGATAAGCGCGAGGGCGGTGTCGTCGGCACGGTCAACGTGCGCTTTGGCGCCGTCGACCAGGTGGCGAACCCCTACATGGAGGGCGTGCTGGGCGCGCCGATCCCGGCGTACCGGGACCTGTTCGGGCTGGTGTTCGTGCGCTCGGGCACGACCAGCGGGTACGTCGGCACGCAGCCCTATTTGAAGCCGTGGGCCTTCTGGCTGCGCCGCAATCTGAAGGGCTGGGAGAACGACACGGCCTGGTACACCGCCAAGGCGGTGATTGGCGCGCAGAAGGACCAGAACGCTGCCCACATCATCTACGAAGCGGCGACCAACCGCGCCTGGGGGCTCGGCTACGCGACCAGCACGATCGACGAAGACTCGTTCGAGGCGGTCGCGGATCAGTTGCACGCCGAGGGCTTCGGCCTGTCGCTGCTGTACGTCCAGCAGACCGAGATCCGCGACTTCGTCGACCAGGTGCTGGCCCATGTCGGCGGCATCTTCGGCTGGGATCCAGTCACCGCGAAGTACCGACTGAAGCTGATCCGCGGCGACTATGTGGCGGCCTCGTTGCCGCTCTATGACGAGACCAACGTCGTGGCGCTCGACAGCTTCGCGCGCGCCGCCTGGGGCGACACGACCAACGAGATCACGGTCACCTACACGGATCCGGAGACGGGCAAGGACGCGGCGACCCCGCCGGTGCAGGACCTGGCGAACATCACGGCGCAGGGTCGCGTGGTGAGTCAGACGATCGCGATGCCCGGCATCCGTGACGCCGCCATCGCCGCGCGGGTGGCGCAGCGCGAGCTCGCCATGCGCTCGACCCCGCTGGCCACGGTGACCCTGCGGGTTGACCGGACCCGGTGGAATGTCGCGCGCGGCGACGTATTCCGGCTGTCGTGGACGAAGCTCGGGATCGCGCAACTGGTCATGCGCGTGCTGACGGTCAAGACCGGCGCGCGCGGCGACAGCATGCTGACCATCGAGGCGGCCGAGGACGTGTTCGGCCTGCCGGGCTCGACCTATGTCGGCCAGTCGCCGGCCGGCGCAGACCCGTCCAACCCGTCGACGCCGGCGACGACCGACACCGAGAACGCCGCGGTGATCTCGGCCAGCACGACGGCGCCACCGGCCACACCGGCGGACGACGACACCTACCTCGTGCCGGATGCGGCGACCGGCGCTTGGGCCGGCCATGAAGGCGAGCTGGCGGTGTGGGACGCGGACGCCGCGGCGTGGGTGTTCGAGACGCCACCCGACGGCACGATTATCAAGGTCAGCGACACTGACACGTTCGTCGAGACCGACGGAGCGGGCGGCGTCGATCGGGCGCCTTGGGAACTCGGCAACGTCAAGATCCGCACGCACTCAGCGTCGGACGCGACGACGCTGGCGCTCGCCGACGCCGGCGCCTGCGTCGAGATGGACCGGGCAGGGGCGAACACTGTCACGTTCCCGCCCAACTCCACGGTTGCGATCCCGATCAACAGCACGGGCCTGATCCGGCAGCAGGGCGCCGGCAAGACCACGATCGTCGCGGGCTCCGGCGTCACGATCCGGACCCCGTCGACGCTTGGCATCCGGGCGCAGTACGGCATGGTGTCCTGGCACAAGCGCGGCACGAACGAGTTCACGATCGAAGGCAACCTGGACCCGGCATGATCCCGCTGCCGATGATGGTGCTGATGGGACGCGCCGACCCGTGTGTCCTGCTCGAGCTCGTGAACCACGACGCCGAGGATGACACCGTCACGTCGCTGCTGGCGCCGACTGGCTGGACGGTCACCCAGGGCAGCCTGCGGGTGCGGGCCTCCGAGGCGGATCGACCACACCCGACACTCGGCGGACTCAGCATCTTCGACGGCGGCACCAGTGCGCTCTCGCGCGCGGAGCAGGAAATCGACCTGGCCGCTGTGCTCACCACCGCGCAGATCGCCCTCGTCGACGCCGGGTCGATGCGACTGAAGATCGACTGGCTCGGCGGCACGTTCGATCAGTCGCCGAAGGACCAGCCGCAGATCCGCGCCGCCTTCCGCGCGACCAGCGGCGGCAAGCCGATCTTTCTGTACGCGAGCGGACTGAAGTCGCCGAGCACCCTGGCGACGGCCTTCATGTTCTGGGACGCGTACCACGAAGAGCAGCGGGTTCCACCCGGGACGCGCTACGTGGCGATCGAGCTGTATGCGGACCGGCAGAACGGCACGAACAACGACGCCGCGTTCGACAACATCGTGCCCGAGATCTGCGTCGAACCGCCGGCCGGCACCGATACGTTCTTCGAGTTCGTCCAGGTGCTGGCAGGGTTCGAGGGCACCGATGGTGCGACGACCTACACCGAAGAAGCCCGCGGCCGGACGACGACGTTTGCAGGCAATGCCCACATCGAGACGACCGCAGCGATTGAGGGCAGCTCCTCGCTCGAGGGCGACGGTAGTGGTGACGTGGCGAGCTGGGCGGCGGACTCCAGCCTGGTGTTCGGCCAGAACGACTGGACCATCGAGTTCTCGGTCGAGTTCGACTCGGCGCCGATCAGTACGGGCACCTGGCTGCTGTCGAAGTACCAGGCTACCAGCGGCATTCGGTCGCTGGCGGTCTATGCCACCGACACGACCATCGAGGTGCGCCTGTCGCAGGACGGCAGCGCGTCGGGTTCCAACTGGCACTCGCAATCGCACAGCTTCACGTTCTCGACCGGCACGCGGTACGACATCGCCTGGGTGCGCAAGGGCGGCACGTCGTATGTGTTCGTCGACGGCGTGTTGATCGGGTCCGCGGCCCTGCCATCGTCCACGTTCTCAGTGTTCGACAGCACGCAGCCGATTCGGCTGATGTCCGGCGGCACCGGCTCCGTGCTGGTGAACCTCGCGGGCCGGATGGACGAGGTGCGCATCACCATCGGCTACGCGCGCTACACCGCCGACTACACGCCCGCTTTCCCATTTCCACGAGACTGATCGGAGTCGCCGACATGCCGACGAACGAGGCTTTCACCTACCTGCTCAGCATCATCACGATGGGGCTCGGCTGGTGGCTCAGGATGACCTGGGAAGCGCAGAAGGATCTACGCCGCGACCTGTCAGAGATTGAGCGAGCGCTGCCGGAGACCTACATCCGCCGCGACGACTTCCGCGACGTCGTCAAATCGATCAACGAAACGCTGCTCCGGATCGAGAACAAGCTCGACGGCAAGGTCGACAAGGCATGAAGCGCG